ATGTAGACCATTGCAAAAACCTGATAGATGCGTTAAGACATTACCACAGGAAGTATATTGATAAAAACAGAATGTTTAGATCAAAGCCTGTGCATGATTGGAGTTCACATGCTTGTGATGCCATGAGGTATCTAGCAGTTGGATTACAAGAATTAAATACTAGACAAGTTGCACCGCAAAGTGTAGCAGATAATAGTTATAGGATTTTATAATATGGGATTTTTAAGACCGAAAACACCAGAGTTGCCGCCAGTACCACCGACACCAGAGCCGCCAAGTTCAGAGTTATCCGAAGAGGAAAAAGAGAGAATTAAAAAAGAACAAGATAAAATTAGAAGAATGAGAAAAGGAAGAAAATCAACAATACTAACAGGTCCACTTGGAGTTCAAGAAACTGAAGAGGATGCGTTAGAAACATTACTAGGGAAATAATTATGGGAGCAGCATCAAGCGGAGGATCAGACGATCAAGTTTCAGGAGCAGAAGCAGTAGCTTCTGGAGGTAAACTTAAAACTTATGGTTCAAGAAAAATTGGAGATGTAAACAAACAGATTGCAGAACAAAATAGAAAGAATCAAAAAAGTAGAGCAAGTTTATTTGATAGATCATTAGCTGTTACAATAGCTTCTGGTATTACTAATTCTAAAATTGTAAGAGATAATAATTACAAAAGAAGAGTTGCGTTTGCAAAGAAAACTGGAAAATTTAAAAATACAGATTTGACAAGCAGAGAGTTTGTTTTATCAAAAGGATTTAGAACACAATTAGATGCACTAGGATATGCAAAAAGTTTGAGAGGACCAGAAGGTCAACCAGATAAAGATACACCAAGAGTTATAACAAAAAATATTGGTGGAACTAATGTTCAGATGGAATCTCCAACAGAAGCTGAAGTCTCACAATCTTCATCTACAGATACAACTTACGATGCAAGAAAAACAAAAAAAAGAGGTAGAAGAATTACAATCCTTGCAAAGAACGCAGGAAACTTTACACTTAGTAAACCAACATTGCTAGGAGTCTAATGGCAAAAACAGATTTAACTAAAAGCATCATGTCTCGTTTTGATCGACTCAAAACAGGTCGACAAAATTGGGAAACGCATTGGCAAGAGGTTGCTGATTTTATGATGCCAAGAAAAGCTGATGTCACAAAAACAAGATCAAGAGGTGACAAGCGAACAGAAAGAATTTTTGATTCCTCTCCACTACAAGCGGTAGAATTGTTAGCTGCATCTTTACATGGAATGTTGACTAACCCTTCTACTACTTGGTTCACACTAAGATATAAGGATGCAGGTTTAGATGCAGATGATGAAGCAAAACTTTGGTTGGAAAGTGTAACTGAAACTATGTATACAGCTTTCAATAGATCAAACTTTCAACAAGAAATATTTGAACTATATCACGATCTAATTACATTCGGCACAGCAGCAATGTTTATAGAAGAAGATACAGAAGATTTATTAAAATTTTCTACAAGACACATAAACGAAATATATATTACAGAAAATGACAAAGGTAGAATAGATACAGTTTACAGAAAATTTAAAATAACAGTAAGAGCTGCGGCTCAACAGTTTGGTAATTCTATATCAGAAGAAGTAAATAATTTAGTAAACAAAGACCCATACGAAGAGATAGATATACTTCATGCTGTATATCCAAGAAATGATTTTGATCCTACAAAAAAAGATTCAAGCAACATGCCTTTTGAATCTGTTTACATGGAATACAAAAATGGAAACGAACTATCAGTATCTGGCTTTCAAGAGTTTCCTTTTGTAGTACCAAGATACTTAAAAGCATCACATGAAATATATGGTAGATCACCTGCAATGACAGCACTACCAGATGTTAAGATGCTAAATGAAATGTCAAAGACAACTATCAAAGCTGCACAAAAACAAGTAGACCCACCATTACTTGTGCCTGATGATGGTTTCTTATTACCAGTTAGAACTGTACCGGGAGGACTAAATTTTTACAGATCAGGAACTAGAGATAGAATTGAACCACTAAATATTGGTGCAAACAATCCACTTGGTTTGAACATGGAACAACAAAGAAGAGATAGTATTAGAGAAGTGTTTTATGTTAATCAGTTGATGTTGCAACAAGGACCACAAATGACAGCAACAGAAGTCATACAAAGAAACGAAGAGAAGATGAGATTACTTGGTCCAGTATTAGGTAGACTACAATCAGAATTATTAAAACCAATGATTGATAGATGCTTTGCAATACTACTTAGAAACAATCAGTTTGCACAAGCTCCTGAATTTTTATCAGGTCAAGACATTGAGATTGAATATGTATCACCACTTGCAAAAGCACAAAAGTCTACAGAGCTTTCATCTATAACAAGAGCGATAGAAATATTAGGATCACTTGCTAATGTTGCTCCTGTATTTGATTACATAAACTTTGATGCGTTGGTTAAGCATGTTGCGGACTTAGTTGGTGTACCACAAAAAGTATTGAAACTACAATCACAAGTAAATGCTGAAAGAGAAGCACAAGCACAACAAGCAGAACAAATGGAACAAATGCAACAACTACAACAAGTCGCAAAAGCGGGAGGAGACATAGCTCCATTGGCAAAGGCTTTACCTGAAGAGGCAAAAGCTGTAGCTAATGCAGAATAATATGGATCAAAAAGAATTAGAAAAAAAACTAAAAGAATTACAAACAGATTACAAAACAATATTCAATACAGACGAAGGCGTAAGGGTCATCGCTGATCTTGAAAAAAGATGTCACTTTCTAACTACAACTAACATAAAAGGTGATAGCCATGAGAGTGCATATATGGAAGGACAACGCAGCGTTCTTCTATTTATAAAACAAATGCTGCAAACAAAGGATAAATAAAATGTCAAACGAACAGATAACACAGGAAACTGTGCCTGTAGAGCAGACAACTACAGAGGCACAACCACAAGCAACACAAGCAACTGTTGCAAAAACAGACACACCTGCACCACAACCAACACAATCAACACAATCAACTTGGAAAGAATCTATAAGTGAAGTCTATAGAAACGACCCAAACATTGAAAAGTTTACAGAGATTGATGCACTTGCAAAGTCATACATCAATGCAACTAGAATGATTGGACAAGATAAAATGATTGTGCCTAATAAAAATTTTACAGAAGATCAATGGGAAGAAGCCTATATTAAAATGGGTAGACCAGAATCTTTTGATAAATATACATTAGATACAAAATCTGATGTTGTTCCTCTTGATGAACAAGCTATCAAAAATTTTCAAGAACAATCTTTTAAACTAGGTTTAAATAATCAACAAGCAAATGGCATATTAGATTTTTACAAAAATAATATGGAAGCTGCTGACAAACAGGCAAAAGTAGATGCAGAAACTACTCAAGCTCAAGCTCAACAACTTTTGAGACAAGAATGGGGTAGAGAGTATGATACAAACATCAACAAAGCAAAGTCACTAGCTAATGCAAATCTAGCACCAGAAGTTTTAGAACTACAACTATCTGATGGTTCAAGACTAGGTGATAATGTAGATGTTATAAAAGGTTTTGCAAAGATAGCTAACATGCTTTCTGAAGATAAAATATTATCTACTGAGTCTGAAAACATGGATAAATCTGAAGATATACAAACAGAAATAGATCAGATTATGAATGATAAGAATGGTCCATATTGGAACAAGTCACATCCTAATCATGATAAAGTTGTTCAACAAGTATATACCATGAGAGAAATGTTAGATGGCAGCAAGTGATCATCTTAATGATGAAGAGTTAAGACTTGAGATTTTAAGAATTGTCAAAGAAACTGGTACTGAATTTCAGAAACAAGACCCCTTGCCAATCTGTGAAAATTATTATAAATGGATAAAAGGTAAGACAATTCGTAAGAACCTTGCTGACAAGAAGGAATAGACTCTAGTCTAAAAGACTCTAAATCCAAGAGATGCCTACGAAGGTGGATAACTTCTCTGATTGTTTAATACTAACATAACAATGGGAGACTAATATGTCATCACAAATAACAACAGCATTTGTGCAGCAGTATTCTGCTAACATTCAAATGTTGTCTCAACAAATGGGATCGTTATTAAGAGACAAAGTTCGTCTTGAATCTATTGTCGGTAAAAATGCTTTCTTCGATCAAGTCGGAAAAGTAACTGCTGTTTTAAAAACTAGCAGACATGCTGACACTCCACAGATCGACACTCCACATGCGAGAAGAAGAGTATCTCTTGCGGATTACGAATTTGCGGATTTAATAGATCAACAAGATAAAGTGAGACTCTTGATAGACCCGACTTCATCTTATGCTCAAGCTGCTGCTATGGCAATGGGTAGAGCTATGGATGATGTAGTAATATCGGCTGCTTTGGGAACTGCGTTCACAGGCGAAACTGGTTCTACATCAACAGTATTACCCTCAACACAAAAAATCGTTGAGTCTGGTACTGATGGTTTAACTATTGCAAAGTTAAGAACTACAAAAGAAAAGTTCGACTTAGCAAGTGTAGACCCATCAATCGCAAGATTTATCGTGGTTTCACCAAGACAGATAACCGATCTATTAGGAACAACTGAAGTAACAAGTTCTGATTTCAACACAGTTAAAGCATTAGCTAATGGTGAAATCAACTCGTTCTTAGGTTTTAACTTTATAGTATCAAACAGACTATCTATTGCATCTTCTAAAAGGAAGTGTATCGCATTTGCACAAGATGGTATTGCATTAGCTGTTGGTAAAGATGTTCAAGCTAGAATAGACGAAAGAGCTGACAAATCTTACGCAACACAGGTGTACTACTGTATGTCAATCGGTGCTACTAGAATGGAAGAAGAAAAAGTAGTAGAAGTTCAAGCACACGAAGCGTAATAGAAGGAGATAAATAATTATGGCAAATTCAATTCAACAAGCGAAAATTGCTGCAACTCCTTCTGAGAAGGTAAAGACTAACGAACTTGCTGGTAGAGTAAGAGTAGCCTTTGCTGAATACGAAGCGAGTGCAGAGCAATCAACAATACACATGTTTAGTTTACCAAATGGAGCTAGAATCCTTAGTGGTAGACTTGCACATGATGCACTAGGTTCATCAACTACATTATCAGTTGGTCACAATGCTTATGTTGACTCTTCAGAGTCAACTGTTGCGGCTGACGTTGATGAGTTCAAAGCGGCTGCTTCTTCAGCATCTGCATCATCTGCTGCTATTGCAACAACAATAGCTTTAGGTGAGAACTCAGTTGTGAATGCGAATAAGGATGGTATCCCAGTTTCTGTAACTTTAGCAGGAGCTAATGGTACTGGAACTATTCAGTTGCACATGACTTATGTTATTGACTAATAACTAGATAAGATAGGGGAGAAATCCCCTATCTTTTTTTTTAAAATTATTTTATAAGGACTTATGGCATCAGTAGTTGACATTTGTAACACAGCGTTAAATCAGTTAGGAGCATCAACAATATTAACTCTTACTGAAGATTCTAAGAACGCAAGACTATGTAATGCTAGATATACTCAGATAAGAGATGCAGTATTCAGATCTCATCCTTTTAATTGTTTACAAAAAAGAGTAGAGCTTTCATCTTCAACAACAACTCCTGCATGGGGTTACAGCTTTCAATATGATTTACCCGGTGATTGTTTAAGATTACTTAGAATATTAGATTATGATTCAGATCATAAGGTAGAGGGTAGATCAATATTATCAAATAATTCTTCAATGAAGATATTATACATATCAAGAATTACAGACCCTAATAAATATGATGAATTATTAAGAGAAACAATATCAGCAGCTTTGGCAGCAGATATAGCATACGCCATTACATCTAATAATACTACACAACAAAATATGATAGCTCTTTATCAAGACAAACTAAGAGATGCTAGATTTGTAGATTCAACAGAGGGATATAATACTACTCAAGAAGATGGAATGACAGATGTCATTGATGCTGGTACATTTATAAACTCAAGGTTTTAATAAATGGCTAGGGTAGCTGCACAACTTACAAACTTCACAGCAGGTGAGTTATCACCTAGATTAGATGGTCGTAATGATCTATCTAAATATCCAGCAGGATGTAAAACTCTTGAGAATATGGTTATTTACCCACATGGAGCAGCAGCTCGTAGACCGGGTACACAGTTTATATCAGAAGTAAAAACATCATCTGCTTCTACAAGATTGATACCTTTTGAATTTTCTACAGTACAAACTTACATACTAGAGTTTGGCAATCAATACATAAGAGTTTACAAAGACAAAGGACAGGTGCTTTCAGGTGGAGCTGGTTCATCACCAGTAGAAATATCAACACCATATCTAACTGCACAACTGTTTGATATTAAGTTCGCACAATCTGCCGATGTTATGTATATAACACATCCGAGCCACGCAACAAGAAAACTATCAAGAACAGGTCATACATCTTGGACATTGACAGAAGTTGATTTTACCAATGGTCCATTCTTAGATACCAACTCATCAACTACAACTTTACAACCATCAGGTACATCAGGATCTGTAACTATAACAGCTTCTGCAAGTACATTTGTTTCTACAGATGTTGGAAGGTTAGTTCGTATAGGTGATGGTATTGCAAAGATTACAAATTTTAGTTCAGCAACATCTGTCACCGCAACAACATCTACAAACTTTGCAAATACAAATGCAGTTACAGATTGGAACTTAGGTGCGTTTTCAACAACAACAGGTTTTCCATCTTGCGTAACATTTTTTGAACAACGATTGGTATTCGCTGCAACACTCAACAATCCACAAACAATTTACTTTTCAAAGTCTGGTGATTATGAAAACATGGATGCGAATATTGGCGAAACTGTGGCAGACGATGATGCTATTGTATACACTATCGCATCAAACCAAGTTAATGCTATAAGATTTCTTTCACCAACAAGAACTTTAATTATTGGTACAGCAGGTGGTGAGTTTGCTGTTTATGGAGGTGGAGACAACGATGCAATCACGCCAACTAATATTATAATTAAAAAACAATCAAACTTTGGTGGTGCAAATGTAGATGCTGTGCCTGTAGGTAACGCTACATTATTTTTGCAAAGAGCTAGAAGAAAAATAAGAGAACTCGCTTATAACTTTGATGTTGATGGATATATTGCACCTGATCTTACTATCCTTGCAGAACATATTACTGAGGGTGGTATCACACAGATGGCATATCAAGAAGAGCCTCTTGCAATCATATATGCGGTAAGAGGTGATGGTGAGCTAGTTGCACTAACTTATCAAAGAGATCAACAAGTTGTTGCTTGGCATAGACATATTTTTGGTGGTGCTTTTGGAACTGGTCAAGCTGTTTGTGAAAGTGTTGCTGTTATTCCTACAGATTCTGATGAGTATGAAACTTATGTAATTGTAAAAAGAACAATCAATGGTGCAACAAAAAGATATGTAGAAGTTTTAAATACTTTTAATTTCACAGAAATAGATAATACAACATTTAATTTTTTAGATAGTCAAATAAACTTTGATGGTTTTACAACAACATTAAATGGTAACATTTCAAATTCTGCAACAACTATAACTTTAACAGATGCAAGTTCTTTTAATAGTGCTGGTAAAATAAAAATAAATAATGAGATTATAGCTTACACAGGTAAATCAACAAACAATCTTACAGGATGCACTAGAGGTCAAAACTCGACTACTGCTGCTGCACATACATCTGGTGCAACAGTAGATCAAATAGTTGAAACAGTTTCAGGTCTTACACACCTTGAAGGACAAACAGTTTCTGTTCTAGCTGATGGTTCAACACATCCAACAAAAGTTGTAAGTTCAGGTTCAGTTAGTTTGGATAGACCTTCAAAAAAAGTAAAAGTAGGTTTAAAATTTGATTCTGTATTACAAACTATGAGAATAGATGCAGGTTCACAGAATGGAACATCGCAAGGTAAAACAAAAAGAATATATGAAGTTACTGTTAGATTGTTTGAAACTGTTGGTGTTGAAGTCGGACCAGACTTAAATAACATGGAAAGAATACCATTTAGAACTTCTGCAAATCCTATGGATCAAGGTATTCCGCCATTTACAGGTGATAAAGAAGTTGAATTTAGAGGAAACTACGATACAGATGGTTTTATATTTGTAAGGCAAACTCAACCTTTACCTTTAACCATTTTATCGTTATACCCAAGATTGATTACAAATGATGGATAAACTACTACATATAGTGCCTTATACTGCGGAGCATGGACAGTTTATATTATCCTGTCAAATGAATCATAAGGTATTAGAACCAGATAAACATTACATAAATATAGAAGGTAATGCTAAAAATTTAGAACAAGATCATTTATCTTTTACTGGTTTGGTTGGTAAGAAACCTATCTTTGCTGCTGGTATGAAAATGATATGGGGTCAAGTAGCTGAAGGTTGGGTGATAGCAACTCAAGATGTTTGGAATTATCCATTGAGTGTAGCAAAAGCTATTAGAAAAGATTTTGCAAGGGTTGCAAAAGAAAATAATATTGTAAGAGTACAAACTGCAATCAGAAAAGACTTTCAACAAGGTCAAAGGTTTGCAGAGTGGCTTGGATTAGAAAACGAGGGATTGATGAAAAAATTTGGATTTGATGGATCAGACCAATACAGATATGCGAGGATATTCTAATGGGAGCAGCAAATATTTTTACAATAGGAATGGGTGCTATACAGTATGATGCACAAGGTAAAATTGGAAAATTTAATCAAAATGTTGCAAACAGAAACGCTGTCGTTCTTGAAAATCAAGCAAAACAAATAGAACAAAAAGCAGAGTTTGATGTAGCACAGTTTGCAAAAAGTTTTAAAAAAATACAAGGAACTACTAAAGTAGCAACAGCAAAATCTGGTGCGGTCATTGATAGTGGAAGTGCTTATAATGTTGCTTTATCAAATGCCTATGAAGCTGAATTACAAAAACAATTAATAATATACAATGCAAAAATTGCTTCAGATAATAAAATAGAAGATGCAAGATTTGCTAGAATAAGAGGACAGATAGCAAAAAATCAAGCAACACTTGCACAGATAGGAACTATTGCATCAACAGGAAAAAGTCTGTTACAAATGAATCAAGGATCGGGAGTTAAATATACATAATGCCAAAATTACCAACATTTGAAGCTGAAGGAACTATAAGTCAACAAACAGGAACAACAACTAATGTTCAAATTCCTTTAACACAAACTTTAGGCACAGCATTAAAACCAGTTACCGATTTCGTTGTAAAACAAAAAATTCAAGAAAAAAATTTTGAAAATAGAACAGAAGCATTAAAATTAGAAAATGATTTTGTTGTTCAAATGGCAAAAATTTATGATAAAGCAAATATTTTAGACAACAAAGACCAAGCACAATCTATAGTAAAAGAAGAAGGTAATGCTTTGATAGATCAATTTTCATCAAAAGCTAGTAACGCAAATGTAAAAACATTATTTACTAACAATGCACTTTCAGAAATTCAAAAAGGCATTTTTAGAACAAACAATCAAGTTTCAAAAAATATGTTGAATAGTTTACAAAATGCTGTTGATCAAAAAGAACAAACTTTAATATCAAATGCTTTTTTAGGAGGTAACGATCTTGATTATGCAACTCTTCCTACAGATTTAGAAAAACTTTATAGAGACAATTATACAGGCAGAATATCTAACGCCAATTTAGATGCTCTTATTAATAATATACCTGTTACAATCGAATTACATGAGGCTAGAGATGGTATGGTAAATAACCCTAGACAAAATTTATTAAATTTAAAAAATCCTGAAAAATTTAAAAATGTTTCTTTTGAAACAAGAACTAAGTTAATTGAAGAAAATCAAAGAATACTTAGACAACCAGTTCTTGATGAATTTAAAAATTATATTTTAGCGGCATCAAAAGGAAAAGAAATAGAATTTGATGTAAACTTTGCCAAAGAAGTTTTAGACCCAACAACTTACAATACTTTTTTACAAAAATATAATATTGCTACAGAGACAGTTAGAGATGCCGCAATAATAAATTCTATACCTTTAGAAAATTTAAGCTCAATTTTAGAAGAATTAATACAAGATAAATATCAAAAATATGATGAGCAAGATGCTGATGAGTTAGAAAACACTTTGAAAAAAATAGCTCAAACTAGAAGAGAAGAAATGGAAAAAGATCCTGTTAAGTTTTTAATACAAACAAATGATGAAATTGAACAATTAAGAGAAGAAATATTAACTGAAAAAAATGATGAATTAAGAATACAAAAAGAGTTAGAACTTACTAATTTACTATATCAAACTCAAGTTGATATGGGTTCTCCATCATACGATATAAAAGTTACATCTGATAAAGAGGCAGAAAATTTTGTAAATAGATATATGTCACTCAACCCTGAAGAAAGAATAGCTGTTTTACAAAATGCAGAAAATAGATTTGGAGATTTTTTCTCAAAAGCAATGAATGAATATTCTGCAAAAGGTTTACCTATAACAGCAGAATTATCTGCTTTCTTTGTAAATCCAAACTTAACAAGAAAATTTTTAAGTTTTGATTCTGAGGATGAAAGAAATAGACTAGATAGAGTTTTGATAAATAATGATACATCAATAACAAAAGTAAGAGAACAAATTTCTGATGGACTTCAAAAATTTAAAAGCAGAGTTGTTTTTGGAAATAGATTTGACACATCTGCTGCTGCAAACAAAATGGATAGAATAGAAAAAGTATTAGCTTATTACGCAGCTAATGAAATTTTTATAACAGGAGAAGTATCGAACTCAGTTGAAAATGCTGTTAAATTAATTACAGACAATTTTGATTTAACCGAAGATTCTTTTTTCGTTCCTAAAATTTATAATGGAGATACATTACTTCCTGAACAGATAGATTTTGTAATTGAAAAATCAAAAAAAGTTATAAATTATTTAGATGATTGGGGTATAAAAAGTTTTGGTTCTACAAAAATAGATGATCAAAATGCACTTGATCAAGAAATGAAAGAACAAATAAAAGAAAATGGTAGATGGGTTAATAATACAGATGGAACTGGTATTATTTTTGGTATTATAATGAGTGATGGTTCTTTTGCTCCTGTTTTAAACAGTAATAATCAAACATTAGAAATTATGTTTGATGATAGTAGTTATTTAGTTCCTAATACAGATATAAAATTTAATCAAATTAAAAAAAGAAAGAAAAAACGAGGTCAAACTTAATGGCTCAATTAGGATTCGGACTTAATATTAATAAAACTGCTCAAGAAAATGGTTATGATCAATTTACACTTGGTCTTGGTGAAACTTTAAAAGCAGTTGCTGAAGATAACTGGGAGTTTAATCCTCTTTCTTCTATTGGTACATTTTTTGAGCTTCAAGGTGCTAAAGATTTTGCTGAAGATGCAAATCAACCTCTGTTAAACAGACAAGAGCTGAACACCAAATATAAAGATTTAGGTTTATTTTTTGAACAAGATCAACCTCAAGCTGTTGTTGATGTTATAGTTGAAAATAAAAGAAATGAATTAAGAAGATTAGATATAATAAATAGAGGTTCAAAAGGTTTTTTTCCCGGTGCTGCTAAATTTTTAACAGGATTAGGTGTTAGTTTTCTTGATCCTGTAAATATAGGTGCATCTTTCATACCTATTGTTGGACAAGCAAATTTTGCTAGACTTGCAGCAAGAACAGGTTTTACAACAGCAAGACTTGGTAGAGGTGCAGCAGAAGGTTTAGCGGGTGCAGCTTTACTTGAGCCATTAGTTTATGGAGTTGCTCAATCAGTTCAAGCTGATTACGATATAACAGATTCTCTTTTAAATTTAACATTTGGAACAATTCTTGGAGGTGGACTTCATGTAGGAGCTGGTAAATTAAAAGATATAAATACAGCTAGAAATTTTAAAAAAAGAATAAGGGAAGCTAATACTCCTGATGAACAATTAAATCTTTACAAAGAATACTATCCTGCTGATGGACCAATAATGAAAAAATTAGAAGAAACATCACCAGAGACAAGAAGATTACTTCTTGAAAAATCTGTTGGTGATTTACTTACTGAACAACCTGTTGATGTAACTCCTATAGCTGCAAGAGATACTGTTTTAAGAAATGACTCTACTACGCCTCAACCTGCTGATCCAACAATTAGAACTCAACCTCGTAATATGGAAGTTGATCAAAGTGATCTTTCAACAGTTGAGAACACAACTATCAATAAAAATAAAAATGATATTGATTCTGAAAATGAAAGTTTAACATCTCAAATTGAAACTTTAAAAGCAAGAGAGCAACAAAAACAATTTGATTTTTCAGAAGAACAAGCACAAGTTAGAAAAGCATCGGATGATGCTGAAGAACTAGAAGTAAATGATAAGGAGTTAGATAGCATAATAAAAGATGCTATTAATTGTGTAAATGGCAGATAAATGTTTAATTAGAGTAGAAAAATTACTTAAAGGCTCATCTTTAAAGAGTGATATTAAAGATGAAATATTAAGCACAATAAAAAAAGTTCAAGCCGAAAAAAAAATAGCAAAACTTGATGATATAAATGTTGATGCTGTTGCTAAAGATGTAAAAGAACAAATTAAATTACAAAAACAAATTAACAAAAGAAACGCACAAGAAAATGAAGTTAAGGTTAGAAATCTTACAGAGTATGTTTATGAAAATTTTAAAGGTGAGGAAGATGAAGGTTTAATATCCATTTTAGTCGGATCAAATAGACAAAGACTTGGTGCAAGAGAAAGTGTTTCTAGTCAACAAATAGCAAGTACAAATTCTTTAATAACTGGATTTAATATGAAGATGAAAGAAGCAAAGGTTGATGAATTATTTTTAAATATGGATAAAGACACTCAATTAAAAGTAGCTAGAGTTATGTATGAATTAAATCAAAGACAAACAAGTGTTGAAAAACTTGCAGATATAAAACCAATAGTAGGAGAGACAGACCCAAGAATAAAAAAACTAGGCGAGGTCATGGAAGAATATTCAGAGATGGTAAGAACAAAATTAAATGATAGAGGTGCTAATATAGGTAAACTTTGGGGTTATATGGTAAGACAATCTCACGATCCTTTTACAGTTAGAAATGCTGCTGATGTTTTAAATTTAAAAAATATTGAACCAGACCCAAATTTAAAAAATAAAAAAGATATTAATTATAATAAAAATTATACTGCTTGGAAAAATTTTGTAATGGAAAAATTAGACAAAGAAAGAACTTTTGCTGGTGTTGACGATATAGATGAATTTATGGATTTTGTTTATAATTCTATAGTTAGAAATCAATATCTTAAATCAGATGGTTCTGCTTTTACTTATGGAGCTTCAGTTAAAAAAGATGTTGCAAGAGAAGTTGCAAGTAAATTTAAAAGAGTTTTACATTTTAAATCTGCCGATGATTGGTTTGCTTATAATGATAAGTTTGGTGCTGGTAATTTAAGAGAAGCAATGTTTTCAGGTCTACAAACAGCAGGAAGAAATATAGGTATTATGGATGTTTTAGGAACAAAGCCAGAACAGGCATTTGAACAAATAAGAAAAGCTGTTGGTTCTAAAATGACAAAAAATAAAAGAACAACAGAAAGTTTAAAAAGTGATGTTAAATTTCAAAAATTTTTTAAGGTTGTTGATGGTAGTATATTTAGTATTGATAATTTTGCTTTAGCTAAATATTCTGCAATAAGTAGAACAATAGCATCATTAGCTAAATTAGGTGGTGCAACAATCTCTGCTGCTGCTGATATAGGTTTATATGCTTCAGAATTAAGGTATCAAGGAAGGTCTTTCTTTGGTGGAATGTTTGAAGCTGTATCAAACCTTGCTAAAATTAAAAATAAAAAAAAAGCTAAAGATATTGCAGAAAGTTTAGGATTCATAGCTGACAATACTATTTATGATATTGCTGGTAGGTATCAAGTAGGAGATGTTCAAAGCAAAGGTTGGACAAGACTTCAAAGAACATTTTTTAAATTAAATCTTCTCTCTTGGTGGACAAACACTTTAAAAGAAGGAGTTATGTTAAGTCAGGCTAATTTTTTAGCAAAACAAAAAAATATATCATTTGATAAATTAAATCCTAGAATCAAAGGTTTATTTGAACAGTATAATATTGATTCTACTAAATGGGATGTAATTAGAAAAAGAACAATAGTAAATTCAGATGATGGAAAAGAATTTATAAATATAGCTGATCTTGATAAAATGTCAGATGCTGAAGTAAAAGCAGTAACAGGAATAGACAATCTTACAAAAAGACAAATTAAAATTGAAAGAGATAAATTCAAATCTTCTGTTTCTGGTATACTTTTAGACAGATCAACTTTTGCAGTTATAGAACCAGACGCTAGAGGAAAAGCATGGCTTACAGGTGGTAGAATGGCAGGAACGGGTGCGGGTGAAGCATATAGATTTTTTACACAATTCAAAGCATTTCCATTTGCAATAGTGCAAAAAACTTTAAGTAGAGAAATTTCATTTTTAAGACAGAAAGGATTTGCAAATAAAGCTAGAGGTATTACTGGATTAGGTAGTATTCTTTTAACTTCTGCTCTTATGGGTTATTTATCAATGACAATTAAAGATTTAATAAAAGGTAAATCACCAAGAGATCCAACAAAAATAAAAACTTTTAATTCAGCTATTATGCAAGGTGGTGGATTAGGTATTTATGGTGATGTTTTGTTTCAAGAAACTAGACAAGGGTCAGAAATAGGAGGTTCTCTATTAGGACCAGTTCCTTTAACAGCATTTGACATTCTTCAATCTTTTAAATATTTAAAGGATGGTAAGGGTGATTTGGCTGCTAGATCGGCTCATAAGGCTGTTACGCAAAATATACCCTTTTTAAATTTGTTTTACATTAAGACAGCTTTCGATTATATAATAGGTTATCAGATGATGGAAACATTGTCTCCGGGAGTTTTAGAAAGAATAGAAAATAGGATGGAAAGAGATTATGGACAAGAATTTTTATTTACAAAACCATCAACTAAGTTTAAAGGATTTTAAAGATGACAGTATCAACAACAATAATTAAATCATCACATAATGGTAATGGCTCAACTACAACCTTTGCCTATGCTTTCAAAATATTACAGGATTCAGACTTAGTTGTAATAATTCGTAACAATTCTACAGGAACAGAAACAACCAAAACTTTAACGACTCATTATACTGTTAGCGGAGCTGGTGATGCTTCAGGAGGAAGTATAACTTTCACTTCTGGTAATACACCCGCAAGTGGCGAAACAGTAGTAATTAGAAGAAATGTTCCGCAAACACAGGTGATAGACTATATCGCCAATGATCCATTCCCTGCGGAATCTCACGAAGAGGGTTTGGATCGTGCAACCATGATTGCACAGCAAGTATCTGAAGAAGCTGACAGATCAATCAAACTATCAAGAACAAACACCATGACATCTACAGAGTTCACAACCTCTGCTACTGATCGTGCAAATAAAGTTTTATCTTTTGATTCTTCTGGTGAGCTTTCAGTTACTCAAGAACTTGGTACTTTCAAAGGTAATTGGTCTAGTGGCACAGCTTATGTAGTAAGAGATTTAGTTAAAGATACATCAACAAATAATATTTTTATAGTTAATGAAGCACACACTTCATCTGGCTCAACACCTTTAACAACAAATGCAAACTCTGCTAAATATGATTTAATTGTAGACGCAGCTAGTGCAACAACTTCAGCAACTAACGCAGCAACGTCTGCAACCGCAGCAGCTAGTTCAGCTACTGCCGCAGCAACTTCTGCTACAACAGCTTCTACACAAGCATCTAATGCTTCAACCTCTGCAAGTACCGCATCAACACAAGCAACCAATGCAGCTAACTCTGCAACTGCTGCCGCTAGTTCAGCAACCTCTGCTGCAAATTCTTTAGATACATTTGATGATACTTATCTTGGTGCAAAAGCATCTGACCCAACAACTGATAATGATGGTGATGCTCTAGCAGCAGG